TCCCCCATCATTTCATGGAATAAGTTCTCATCAGCTTGATATTCAGTAGCTAGTTTAGTCATTTCTTTTTGGCATTCATCACAGAATGTAATTATACTTTCTAAGGATTGTATTTGTTGAAGTAATGTATCAACAGCTATTGCTGTTTCTTCAATACCTTCTATTTGTTTATTCACTATATCTATATTCTTTAATTTAACCATAGAAGTTCGCGTACTAAAAATCCTATCTTTTAAATCTTTTAATGCTTTTATACTAGCTTCTAATGCATTTAAAGTAGCCAAACAACTTTCAATTTCAGTAAGTATATTCATTAGATTATTTGTATCAGTATTTTCAAATTGTGTAAGGGCTTTTTTTGCATGTTCTACCGATTCTAGATGTCCCATTAGTGTGTTAGCAGACGTACTAATGGAACTATATTTTTCTTCTAATAATTCTACTCGTTTTAAAGTTCGTTCAACTTTATCTAAATCTTCATATAATTCAAGTTCTTTTGTAGTATCAGCAATAGTACTATTTAATGTTTTTTCTCTAGCTTTACATTCTCGAATGAAACGGTTAGCTTCACCCAGAGAAGTATCAATACTATCCAAATTAGTTAGTTCATTCAAAACTCTTGAAACATCAGAACTAGATGCAGATAAAAGAAAGTGGGGTTCAAACTGAGTATGTACATTAATGTTTGATAGATTTAAGAATTCAACCACATCATCTGGTACATTTTTACCAAATGCCTTATAAACTTGTTCATTAAGTTCATAGTAATTCCCTTCTTTACCCTTAACACGTTTAACATACCCCGCATCTGTATAAACAGTTACAGAACAAGTACTTTTTTTAGCCCAGTGGGAGATGAAAGAATCTCCATCAGGTTTATTAGTGAGTACCCAAAGTAATGCTTTTAGTACGGCAGATTTACCATTATCCCCCGTACCAATGAAGCAGTTCAAACCTTCAGAGAATTCTACTATGGTATTCTTGTGAGACTGAAAGTTTTTTAATTCAATTTTTTTAATCATTATGACTCCTTTAGATTTCCATCTTTATCAAAATCTTCTCGTTTGTACTTCCCAGATTGAATTAGTGCATCCATCCTTCTAATCTTTAAACTCCTCAGTTTACTTTCAGATATTTCCAAATCAACTCCATGTGTATCTTTTGACCAAGCAATGAAACGTTCCCAAACTTTACCATAAGTGTTCAAATGTCCAGTAGTAATTCCATCAGTATAGAACTGCTTCAGATAGTTGTAGTGTGTCTCATAAAATGCGGATAGTGTACCGTAATATGAAGAGAACTTCGGGTAAATCTGCTGTAATTTGGGGAAATTCCTCCATGCCTCCGCTAATTTTGTGATTTTATCTTTGAGCGTTATCACTTGGTTAGCAGTAATATCCCCACCAAAGAAAGTTTTATACTTATTTAGGATAGTTGGAGATACTTCAAAATTTAATGGTTGTACTTCATTTTCTAAAAAATACCTCAATTTAGATGTTTTAGTTCTGGGATTATAGATGAATGTTTTGAAATCTTTTGGTATTGATTTCTTGTTTTTTGGTAAATAGTTTTCACCAAATGATTTATCTAATCTATCAATAGCTACTTTTATTTCTTCTTTCGTATACGTTTTTGTAGTTTTAATATTTTCGTTTTCAAAATATCTACTTGTGAAGAAATTTCCATCTATAATATCCGTTAGATAGTTTGTAGTGTTTTTAACTAGCGCAGTACAACCTTCCCCAACCTCTATTGGTAGACGATGGGAATTTAAATTTTCTTTCGTATTCCAATATTCCAACAAATCTAACATACTATACTCAACCTCATTCAAACTTATAGATTGTACTGGTTTCTCAACAGGATATTCAGTTGGTGTTGTGTTTCTAGGTTCTACATAATTGGTAATACGTTTTATTTTCATTAGGAATTCCACATTTGTTTCACTATTATCATCTAAAGCAAAGAAACTTTTTATTTTTAATTTGTGTCCATGCGTTTCCATAAATGTATCCGTAAATCTATAAGAGTTTACTCTATCCCAAGCGTGAAAGTTTTCCTTTTCGAGAATATCATACTCATTAATCATTTTTACTAAGATACTACGAATCTTGCGTTCATTCCAATAGCAGTAGTATTTAACCATATCCGCTGGTTTAAATGTCGTCCATACCGTATCTCTATGTATACAACCTCCATCCATTAAATTTTTGTGCAACCAGAAATCAATCGTGTTGATCATGATTGCTGTTTCGACATCATAGTTTTTTGCTAACATAATGTCGAAAGAGTGTTGACTCATAAATACCTCCTATGATATAATGTATTTGTGCTTAAACACATGGCAACTATTATATCATATAAAGGAGAAATAGTCAAGGGTTATGTTAAAATATTTAAAAAGTTTAATATAAAGTGTTGACAATTATTTTTATTTATGATATAATGCATTATACAATTTTATAGGAGGTACATATATGTACTACAGCAAAGTGAAACCACAGTTTAGGAATAATATTTTTACGGATAAGGATTACAGAATTCTTTTTGATGTTGACGATGAAAAGGTTATGCTATATGACGAAGATCGTTTTCTTTTGTATGATTTGTACAAGAATAAGTTAGAGTCTCCACAAAAAAGCATACCTTTTGCAACCTTCAAACAGAATTATAAAATGATTCTTGTCGCTAAAAGAGAACAGTATGTCGTGGAATATAATTTGGATGGGTTGTATAATCTAAATAATATCTTGGTGAAATACAAGAGAGATAATTCTGGGTTATTGACTTCTAGTACTAACCTTGAAGTTCAGAAGTTTTCTTCTGATGTGATTCGTTATATATTTCCTTCACGTTTTCGAGTCTATAAACTTATTGATTTGGACACAGACGAAGTAATTGGTGGTTCACAAGAATAACTTCATAAGCGAGGTTTTATGATTCAGAAAGAAGTTATACACGCCACTGGTTTATCACATTGTATGGTGAGTCATTTATCTTTAAAATATAATTTGGGTGTATCTAAAGGTAAAAGACGTATTTACAGTGAAGAAGATGTAAATATTCTAAAACTATTGGCACATTATAGAAAGTACCGTAAAGACATTATACAAATGTTTCGTGCGTTAAAGAGATATAATGGATGTCGGGATTCTGAATTAAAGCAACATTTACCCAATCTATCTTACTATAGATATAATATTGCTTTAACAGAATTGTCTTTTTTGTCCTATCTATGGGAAGAAAATAACATAGAAAATGGTGAAAAAAATCCTAAGTATTATATAGAGGGCGAATTCTTTGAAAAATACTTAGATTTATTGAGGAGTAGTGAAGATGACAAGTCCTGTAAACATATCCCACAGTTTCCAGAAATGGAAGCCTTTCTGTGAGTCACATGCATTAAAAAGTGCCTTCCGATTTAATATTGATATTGATGATATGAAATCAGAATCTTATTGTATTTTGGTTAATTGTCTTCGTAATTATGATTCAAAGAAGAACACACCTTTTAAAATATATTTGCAAAAGTCTCTAAAAAGTGGTTTGGGTACTTATGCAAGAAAGAATACTTGGGCTACGGATATTTATAGCATGTGGGTTTTTGATGAAGATTGATGAATTCGACGCAATTAGATTCTGCTCTGATTACAATATAGAATATTGGCTTTCAGGAAAAAATGTTTCTGAGGGTTGGGTTAGTATACAATGCCCTCATTGTAACGATGATTCTAATCACGGTGCTATAAATCCTTTTGGTGGTTATTTTTCTTGTTGGAAGTGTGGTTGGCATTCTCTTTATGATACTATAAAACTATTGGTTGGTGGTGTTAATCCACTACATATTCTAAAAGAATACGGAGTTGTCACTTCTATAACAAAAAAAGAAAAGGTTGCCGGTACTAAGGATTTTTATTTACCGGGAGGCAAGTTATTAGAACCTCATAAAAAATATTTAGAAAGTCGTAGATTCGACCCAGAATTTATTGAGGAAAAGTATTCTGTACGAGGTACATTGATGCATTCCCAGTATGGTTATAGGATAATTACACCAGTAATATATAAGGGAGAAATTGTTTCTTTTTTGGGTAGGGACTATACAAACAAACAGGTTCAAAGGCATAAGGATTGTCCAGTTGAGGTTTCTAAAATTTACCATAAGAATATTTTGTATGGTTTAGATAATTGCTTTAAAGATAATGTTTTAGTTGTAGAAGGTGCTTATGATAAATGGCGTATGGGTGATCAGTGTTGTGCTACTTTAGGCACTGGCTGGACTCCGAGCCAAGCCAATTTGTTAGCAGATAACTACAATACTATTTTTATTATGTTTGATGCTGGTGAAGAGGCGCAGAAAAAAGCAAAAGGGTTGGCTTTATATCTAACATCTATGGGTAAAGATGTGGAATTAATTAACACTGAATATGATGAGCCAGATGATATGGTAGAATCTGATGTAAACTATTTGAAAAAGGAATTGAAGCTTTTATGATGAGAGGATTTTTTTATATTGATATAAGTAATAAACTTATTCGTGTACGGTACAAGGTTACACATTTTGACAGAAATAGCCCTAGAACAAAGTGGTTATGCGAGGCTTTGGGGATTAGTAGACCTTTAAGATTCTATAATCCTACACGAAAAGAATGGGAATTTAAGCTTTCTAAAAAGCTGGTTCGCAGACTGTTAGAATTAGATTTTGATACAGAGCCTTGGACATATAATTATATTTATGGACCACTCAATAAGAATTACTATAAGATAGAGTTGCCAAAGGATGTACCATACTTGCGTTTATTCCAGAGACATTCTGTGCAATTCTTTATAGAGAAAGAACATAGAGCTTTATTGGCACTACCTCCCGGTACTGGTAAAACAATTATTGCTATTGGAGCTTATGAAGCTTGTAGCTTTAAGAAGATGCTGGTTGTGTGTCCTTCAACGGTGAAAGAGCAGTGGAGGAATCGGTTTACAGAATTCACTGGCATTACTGAGGCAGAAGTTTTGTATGGTATTGATAGTTTGCAAAAAATCCCAGATGATATTAAACTGGTTGTATTGAATTATGACATTTTGGCTAGGAATGTCATAAAAGAGAAAAAGACAAAGCGTTACTCTTATAAATATACTCAAGCGTTTGAGGAGTTTATGTCTAGTAACTTTGATTTTTTAGTTTTTGATGAGTGTCATTACTTAAAAGATGTTACTGCGAAAAGCAAAGTATATAAAGCTTCTAAGAAAATAGCGGGTGTTATTCCTCATATAATGGCTTTGTCCGGGACTCCGATGGAGAATACTCCCGCAGAGTTATTTAATATTTTGGAGATTTTAAAGCCCACTATTTATAGAAATAGAATGCATTTCTATGAGCGTTATTGTAATCCAGAGAAGACGGGGTTTGGTGTTAAGTATAGAGGTGTGTCTTTTGCGCATGAACTGCACAGAATGTTGATTGATACTGTAATGTTCCGTAGGAAAAAAGCTCAAATATTGCGAGATATGCCGGGAGTACAAGGTTCTGTAATTCCATTTAAAGTCGATCTTAAAGAGTATTATTCTTACATGGATGAAATAAAGAAAGATTCTGATTTATCAAATAAGCTTAGTGCTGGTAATTATTTTGAGAAAGCTTTACAAAAAGCATATGAATTGAAGAGAGAACCCTCCATAGAATTTATTAAGGAAGAGTTAGAAAAGAAACAAAAAATTGTTGTATTCTGCTGGCATAAAAAAACCATAAAAGATTTAATGGATGAGTTTGGTGATATGGCCGTTAAGATTGATGGTAGTACCCCGTCCCATAAAAGAGAAGATATTAAAAATGAATTTATAACCAATCAAGATAAACGGTTATTCATTGGAAATATCATATCCGCTGGTACAGGTTTAGATGGGTTACAGACAGTAGCCGATACTGTTATTTTTATGGAATTGACATGGAAACATACTAAAGTAGACCAAGCTATAGATAGATTGAGTCGTATTGGTTTTTGGAAGGATACAATTTTTGTTTATTATCTAGTTGCTATGGGAACTAGAGAAGAAACATTAGCTGAATTGATTGATTCAAAGAGACGTGTTTTTAATAAAGTTGTTGATGGGTCTGGTACTGAAGAAATTGATTTGTTAGAGAAATTGATTGAAGAGGAAAGGAGGCATGTTTGAATTTAGAAAGAACAGAGATTAAGAATACAGCAGAAAAGCAATTTGTCGTAGGTTGTATTGTCTCGGATTTATTTATTCGAGACATTTTACAGCTTGTTGACTCTTGTGAATTTATGGAATCTCCTCCTTTAAAGATGGTTGGTAATTGGTGTTTTGACTATTACAAACAGTACAAAGTTGCACCTAAAGCAACTATTAAGGATATCTTTCAAGTTGAAAAGCAGAATTTATCCCCCGACATGGCTAAAATTATTGATAAACTTTTGTCAGGTTTGAACACTCTACATAAGGAAGAAGAGTTTAATCTTGATTATTATTTTAAAATTGCCAAAGATTATATTGATAGAAGACACTTAATAAAGTTGTCTGAAAAAATTAATGGGTTTGTGGCAAGAGACAGTGTTGAACAAGCTTATTCTGAAGTAGCTGAATTTAGAAAGATAGAAAAGCCGTTGGGTAGTGGTATTGATTTAATAAATGACCCCGATTTGATAATGAAAATGTTTGAGGAGCCTGAAGAAGATACTTTTTACATTCCCGGTGATCTTGGTCTAGCTATAAAAGATAAATACCGTGGAGATGTAATGGGTATCGGTGGTAGACAGAAACTTGGTAAGTCATGGATGCTAATGGAATTTGCAAAGTATGCGGTTCTATCTGGTAAGAAGGTATGCTATTTTACTTTGGAAATGAAAGATGTCATAATGGCTAAAAGATTTTTTAAATCTATCTCTGAAACACTTGACCCCGGCAAGCAATATGAGATAAAATATCCATACTTTGCAGACCATCAAGAAGGCGGCAGGACTGTATCAAATATAGAGTTTGATTATAGAAGACCTTCTGAATTAGAGATTTCTATTTGTCAGCGTATGCAGAGGAAAATGAAAATACAATCAAAGCAGGAAGGTGCTTTGCGTATTTTTGATGCAAACTCAGGTGGAGCCACGATGGAACAAATGTGGTATGCTTTGGAGAATTTGGAAACCTATGAAGATTTCCTATGTGATGTTATGATTATTGACTATGATGATATTGTAAAAGTAGAGGGGCGGAATAATTTTGATGACAGGGCCAGATTGAATCACGTTTGGCTTACTGCAAAGGCTATTGCACAACAGCGAAACATTCTAGTTATTTTGGCTTCACAAAATGGGAGGGGTACTTTCAAGCGAGATGCCGATGTGGATGATATTGCTGGA